ATTCGCCAGAGGCTGCTAACTTGCTGTAATCTCCTGAGGCTGCTAACTTGCTGGAATATCCTGAGGCTGCTAACTGGCTGGAATCTCCTGAGGCTGCTAACTTGCTGTAATCTCCTGAGGCTGCTAACTGGCTGGAATATCCTGAGGCTGCTAACTGGCTGGAATCTCCTGAGGCTGCCTGAATACCATCATCAATTTTGTTTCCCTCAAATAGAAAATCGATGGATGCTCTTATAAATCCCGTTAGATCGAGCTTTCCTTTTATTTTAATATGATTTGTAACAGTCTTTTTATTATCTGTTTCATACTTACCTAAATCTTCAATCTCTGCAAATTCACTATTACACAAATCATAATAATCAAGTGTGTCAAGAGGGTTTTCACAGTAATGATATCCTTTTTCACATAATTTAGGATCACCATTAATCTTATATTCGGAGTTTTCCTCATATTGCATGTCTTGACATTTTAAGCCTTTGTTAAAAGCCTTAAATCCTTTTTTAGTTTCTTTCTTCATAGTAGTCTTACTTTTACGTTTTGATATGTTGCTTTCAGTTCCTGGAAGTCAGGATGTGAATAACACTCCATACAGAGGTCAATGACAAAACGCTTCTTGATGCCGTAGGTACGTTCATAATATACCTGTACCATTGCGAGCTGATTTTCACAATGACAGCAGACCTCTTTCTCCTCATCGTTCTGCACCTTTATTATTATAGGATAACTAACGTCTTTCATGGATAACTTCTTTTGTGTCGTGACGACCTAAATTAAAAACTTTCCCATCACCTGAAACAAGCAGGGTATATTTTATTTTCCCTTTTTTAACCGGTATCTCTTTCACGGGGAAAAATGATTTATCATACTCTTTACGCATTACCTTTTGAGCAAAAACGATAGATTCAGTTCTTTCTATTAGTTCATTTGAAAACTTAATGAACTGATTAAATATAAATTCTCTATAAAAATTGCGGATTGTTTTAAATAGTTTTTTCATTATTCTCTGTATTATAGCCTATTGTGGCCAGTCGGATAATCTCATTTGCCTTACTGCTCTTGATGTTGAGCTTCTTTAGTTCTGCCAGCCAAAGATTGAGCTTGTAGTCTAAATCCTTTGGCACTTTAACCTGTACGATTGTGTATTCTTCCATAATTATTTATTTAAGCAGTCAAGAGGCTTTGATGCTATCGCCACCCCTGACCGCAAAGTGTTAAATTAAATTATATTTACTTCTCAAGTTTTCAATGAGATTTGGGTTATCTTTCAAAAATTCTGACATATTTTCTTCAATCCATGTTTCATCTATGACAGCCATGCCAGCTTTCTTCTCAAGATATTTTCTTCTAACTTTAATCTGTTTTTCTGTTAATCCTATATAATCAGAATCAGCAACCAATTTTAGTTCAGCATGTGCAAAAAACTGAGCACGTTTTTCACATTTTTTTTTCATTTCATTCAAAAATTCATGTGTTTTCATCGCTTTTTATTGATCTATTTCTATTTCAATTACTGCCCATGAGGGGGTAAATCTCCATCTCAATGCTTCGTCTACTGTATTAAACCGTTTTGCCTTTAACTTATCCCTTGTATAAGTCGTGTCTATTTCATTACCACAATTCTCTATGTAGTAATTAGGGTTCTTTGTAACATGCGCTACGATGTACTTTTTTGTTTTCATCTCTTTGCGGTTTTGATTTATATAACAAATATAATAATTAATATAATATCAAACAAGTAATTTAACAATTATTTTCAAAGAACTTTGTCAATTCAAGAGTTGATATATATCAATTTACCGCAAAAAAGGTAATTATACCTATTTTTATTTAAGAATATCTGCTATTGTTTAAATAGTGCTATTATAACGGTAAAATTATTTAAATAGCTTAATGTAACGTATTCGTTACAAATTAGCGTGTATTTGTAAAAGATAGTTTTCATTATGCACAAAAAAAGCCAGGAGCAACTCGTACTCCCGGCCAAAACCTAACAACTATGAAAAAACAGAAAACTACTTTATAAAAAGAGTACTCCACACACAATTTTAAGGGCTTTATCGTTTAACCCACCTATAAAAATTCAGGTCGTTACGCTGGTTATAGGCCGTGTCATCCCTCGTGTGGTAGGGTCACTAACGAAGTGTCTTTCTCATTTAGTACTCATATGAAATTAATAATGTAAGTCTAAAAATAAAAAATCATCTTTATCATCATTATATAATACAGGACTCCAAACAGGATGGTATTGTTCCATTGATTCTTTTATTTGTTTTTCCGTGAATGGCTCTAATTCATTTATTATTTCTTTTAATTTAGGACGTTCATTAAGATATTTTTTGTTTTTAATATTTTTATTCCATGCTTTACATTCCCATGTGGATTCACCCTCTTTTAGATAAACACCCCAATTACTTTCCTCATAATAAACATCTTCGACTCTCTGGCAAAGAACAAGCGCATTATCAGGAATTTGATTTTCTTTAATAAACTTTAACAAATCCCCAACAGTGCAAAATCCCTTATAGCTTTTTAATTCCTTTTTTGTAAGTTCTCTTGGCATCTTATCAACTATTTAATGAAATTAATTACCTCTGTCCGTGCCTCTCCACACTCAGGAGTTATGTCGTTAAAATACTCCCACTTGCCAAAACGGATAAATAGAAACTTATGAGGCCGTTTTTTATAGTAAGTATGTGTTACCTTATTATTATAATCAAACCCCGTTCTTGTAACTTCCAGTGAATCGCTTTTAAGAAAAGCATCTGCCTGCCAAACAAAACACTTGCCAGTATCTTTTATCTTCCAGAAGTTCTGTCCTGAGATAAATACCGGAACAGGGACGGGAACAGTGTCATGCTCGGTTATTGTTTGATACTTTATCTGTATTACCTGCTTAGGCTTAATCTTAAGGGCCTCAGCAAGCGAATCTCTCTCTCTGGCATATCTACCTATCACTTCATCCTTACGTAGCGTTAAAACCGTTAATTCGTTGTTTTCCTTTGTTAGTTCCGTCTGGTTATATTCCAGCCGTGTATTGTCAGATTCAAGTTTACCTATCTTTGTCCGTTGTATGTTAATGGTTAATACAAGCAACAGGAATAAACAGGCTACTACTAAATATATCCATAAGTTTTTCATGACTCTTTCTTTTTAAATCCTATCCCGTTTTTGGGTGGTTCGATTAAGTTATCTTTAAAATTTTCCGTTGCGACAAATATGGTAAGCCCTAAAAAAGTTATCCTAAATTCATACTCACGGATAGTATTGTAATAATCCGTCCCTTTGAAATACGACTCTGTGATGTTCTTCTTTATTATCTTAATCATATTATCGCTTTTATATCAAGTATCAATCTATCTGTCTCCCGTGTATCCCTGTGAATAGAAATAGGCAGAACAACAGCACCAAGATCGGAAGGACGCAATAGGCGACCTACCTCATAACCGGAAACACCATCAACGTACCCTTTCTTAAAACTACCGGAACGAACCAAAAACTGTCTCTTTTGCTTTAACTCCGAACCCCGATTAGAAGGGACCAGTACAGAAGTAGGATGTGCTGCCCTCTGATGGTCATGGCCCATTGCGTAAATATCAGCAACGGGGAACACCCTCTTGAGATCATCTACCTGGTTAATAGTAGCTCCTGCCAACTTGCCTCCTGCTTTACCATGACAGGCTACGATATACATCCTTATATCTCCGGTTGAATAATTACCTTTTAACCGTTTGCCAGTTGTATTATGAATCCTGATATTAACAGTTATGTGAGTGAGCCATCCAAGATAAGGAGCCTGCAACCGTTCTGCAAGATCCTCCGTAGCTGTCTTACCGTTTTTAAAAACCCAGTTATGATTGCCATCCAGCATACCTAAAAAACGACCTCTCATGAACGACATCTCGTTTGCTATCCTGCGGTTATCCCTGATGACAATATCATCGAACTTGTCTTTAGTCTGTTCATGCAGGGCTGAGTTATGTATTATCTTCTGCTCTTTAGATGATGCGAAATCATTGAAGTCACCCATACCGAGATACCAGGTCCTATCCTGCGGATATTTCTTACACCCGTCTAAGAACCAGCGCCACCGGTCAGTATCACACGAGGGAGTATCCCTGTGAGTATCGCCGAAGGGAATGAAATAAATCTCTTCACCCCATATATAGTCAATAAAAACCTCGTGAGTCTTAAATACTGTTTCCATAGTTTAAATTTTCGAGCTAATTTATTAATAATAAACTAACTGCAAAAATAAAGTTATTAACAGTTCTTTTTGCTATCTAAATATTGTTTACCAGTGATAAGAAAGACTACAAAGGGGACAGCGAACATAAAAGCGGTAGCACCACCGTTGATAATATCAAGCACAATAGCTGATCCCAAAACGAGGAAGGCCATTATCTTAGACCATGTGAGGTTAATAAATAATTTCATGGAGTGCAAAAATTACGATTGCTATAATAACAAGTATCAATAAACAGTCAAATATATTAGACATTAAGCTTTTAAATCCTGTATACAACTTATAGATAGTAGATATTTTCATAATATATGTAGTGTAAAGTTTTCTGGTAATATCTCAAGTAACCTATCCATTGTAACCCGTGAATTAAATACGTCAATATTCCCATCGTTATTAATATCCTGGAACCCTGCTCCTGGAAGGATACAACCCATAGTGTCAATCCTATGTCCGGCTGCATAGTTGCCTACATGGATGAGTATATCAGTTCTGCCCGGTACATCAAGAACATGGAAGCACTCGCCCTTAGTAGGTGAGTTATGCTTCTGAACAACATAAGCTCCTTCAGGTATGCAGGATGTATTTCTCTGGTTGCCGTTATCCGGAAGCTCAATAGTCTTGCATGAAAACATCGGATGCTCACCCTCCATTATCATCAGCATACCGAGTGTCTCATTCTTATAATAGCCTCTGCTTAATATTGCTTTCATCGTACCTTGATTGAATCACTCATTCCTCTGTCATTATATTTAACATAGCCTCCCCTTGTGACTTTAGATACTCCATCCATAAGACGTATCTCATTTTTTAATGACTCTTTTGTTTCTATTACTTTATTATTTACGCTCTTTGTCATCCCGTAAAAGGTAAATAGCGCAATAACAACCATGACAGCGACAGCCCCGACAATAAGCTTAGGATATTTCTTGACAAAATGATATTCCTCAAGATCCTTTTCAACACACTCCATCTTATCTTCTAATTTATTAACCCTGCTGTTTGTTTTGGTAGTCTGTTTCTCAATGGCCTCCAGTTTATCGTGCATATTATAAAACTGAGCATCTATGAGCTTTATCATACCTTCAAATTTTTCTTCAAGATACATCCTGTAATCTGGTTTATCTGTCATATCGTTTTGCTTTTATCTATTATTTAATTTTGATCCATACTGCTGAACTGCTATAATACGGGAATGTGCCTGAAGAAACCCTCACTAAAAACCAACCATTAGTATTCTTTGCACGGGAAGTCCAGAAACCAACATTGGCAGGCATCCCAAATATCCTGCTCCTGTTTATAGTAGCAAAAGTATCGTTTGTGGATAGCACCTCATTTTTAGCATTTACCAATGTAGCTATTGCCTCTCCGTCAGGCTCTAGTAATAGAAATACTGAAGGATCTGAAGTAGGATATATATTTTCAAATTCGCCTGTATCACCCAAGTCTTCTTCTACTACTTTATGTATACCATAATCCAAACCATCAGTACACCAGTAACAATACCCACCGGCAAAGCCAATTCCCGAAGCAAAGTATTTACTTAATTTAACATCCGTATATAAAGCCGTAACAGCCCATGAATCAGTACCGGGTGTATATTCGCAATCTAACCAGTGAATATTTGTTTCATCACCATTACCATCGCCTGTATGAACAAGATAATGGTTTTCGGATGTCTTCTGTGCATTATGAATATGGTTAGTACCAAGATCGGGCTCGCTGACTCTAAACTTATAAAAACTTTTTACAGTAGCAAAGTTATCTATTGTATACCATAAATTTATATTATCATCTTCTATGCCTTCATAAACGGAGTAATTACCCCAAACGATAGGATCACCGATAGCAGTATCCATAAATGATGCTGTTCCTATCTGTCCCCAGTTATCTTTAACAGAAGGGGAATAAGGATCACCGGCTACATCTTCCGCTGTTATTTCCGTAACAGTAGTAAGATTATTCGCTGATCTGTAAAACTTGGTTTTGCTTGCAAAAGCAATATCTCCATTGGCACATATATATCCGAATTGTGGCTCATCAAAATCTGCAACCTCATTTGAATAAGGGAAAGTAACACCACCATCAACAGAAAGATAAATAGTGCCAGAATCATGCTTAAGAACCCTGTCACCTCTTGCTACGATTATATTCTGCGAATCATACTTCCAATATATATAATCGTCCTCATAGGTATCTGAATAGACATAATCATTACAATATTCACTGATTATCTTTGAATATGCTGTCCCCGATATATTAGTCTCAAAAGACAATATCTCTTTTAATGTTTTTCTTGACTTATAGGAATAATCATCTACCAAAACAAAATTATGTCCCTTATGATTATCCTTGCCCCAGGCATTGAACAATAAATTATTTATCTCGGATATATGCCAGTATTTCTTGGTAGTAGAATCAGTGTCATCATAATATGTGTTTTCTGCTCTTGCGTAGTCTTCAAAATTATCTGTATCTGACCTGTCCCATGTAGAAAATGGAATATAGATAATAGAATTAGCAAGGTTATGATAATCAGAATCTCCTTCGTGTGCTAATACTTTCACCGTCCCATCGGGAATATCGGTATAGGTAAGCTCTGCACCGGCATCCGAATATGGTATATATATATCACCATCGCCACTATTATAATGGGTATATCCGACATTTAGACAATGCCTTGATCCAAAACTGCTATAAAGGAAATCAGAAGTACTTAAATTAGTTCCTGTTAAATGATAACTATTACCTGACAGATCAGGTTCATATAACCAGTATTCGCCTGTGCCTCCACATGTCCAGTGTGCTTTATGTGCTATTTGTAATGTGCGATTATATAAAGCCGTCTTTTGTGCTGTTGTCAATATATCCAGTATTATCCCACAATCTGAATACGATGCTTTTGATATGTATGATACAGCTGACCCAGCACTATTACTTCCTGCGTTGATATAAAATTCATACTGTGAGGCCATTGCCGAGAATGTGCCTGTATATGCTGCCGGATCGCCAATCTGAACATTATCTACATAAAAAGTTATTGTCAATGCTGTTTGGTTTATTTCCATCATTAATAAATGAGGTACACAGTCAGTGATGAGTGTTTCTGAATATATTAATTGCGCTCCCCCTGTTGGTTGTGCCTGACAAGCTAATTTATTATCAGTGTTGCACCAAAATCCATAACGACCATTTACATTACCGGCAGCCAGCTTACCTCCAAAATATCTTAATGCCCCACCTGTCTCATCTTCTCCCTTAACCCATTGGTAAAACGTAAATTTATTGTTTGCTGCTATATCCAAAGCACCCGAATCCACCAACTTTAAGTATTCATCCCCATCAGGCATAGATACATAAGGTAATAATATAGAACCATCATTTCCAAATTCATCAGGCAAGGACAATCCGCTTCTTCCTGTTATATGAACTCCTATATCCCTTGATGAAAAATAAGCATTCCATGAGAAATACTTACTATTAACAGGATGAACGGCTGGCCTGACAGCAGGTCTTACTATGTCTCTAATATTCCCCATAGTCGATACCTGCTTTAACGGTTCCACTTGTATAGTCACCGCTGGCTACACCTACCCTCCACTGGCAGTCGGTATAGTCTTCAATAACCTGACGGGTAGTCTCGGTAAAGGTATCATAGTCAGTCCATGAAGTATCACCTACCGGTTTAAACTGCAAGGTAACAGTAGCGGAAAAGGTGCCACGTATAGACATAAACATCTTACCAAGACGGTTGTCTCTTGAGCTAACAGTATCGGTATAATAACCTGAAGCCCCAGGAGCGGTATTTATTATAACGCTCTTGTAATTCTTGTCGTTTGATTTTCTATTTGCCATAGCTTTAATTATTTATTATTTTCTTCAATTATATCGAAACACTGTCCCATGATGAGCTGGTATTCAAATTTACCTATCAGCTTTTTCATGAGTGCTATCTCTTCAGTGACAAAATCAGTATTTCCCTTATGAACTTTTTTATATAGTTCATATTTCTCCATCTTCTTTTTTGTGTCTTCATCCTTTTCAGGAGCCAGAAGACAACGCTCTATTACATCCTTAAGGGTAATAACCGGGTTTAACGGCTTATCATCTATCCCTATAATCTGTGTGTTAGTCTTAATTTTCATGATTAGTAATTTTATAGTTCGAACCAATATTGATATACCCCATGATTAAAATACATCAGGGTCTTTGTTTCATTCTCATCAAGATCAAAGCTACCTACCAGTGAACCACTAATTATAATATCAAGATCATCACCATCGATAGTAAAAGTTCCTTTAGTGGGATTAAAAAATACAACAATAACATTCTCTCCTATTGCCTGTGATACTAATTCTGCTGAACTGGGTAGCGTAAGTGTCTTTGATACATCGGAGGCATTAAGATAATAGAATGGATAATCTATTGTAGAAAGATTAATATCACTCTCTACGGAATAACCCCATTTACTAAATAACCCATAAATCTGAAGATGTGAATATGCTGATATCATTCCTCTGTCCCCTGTCAGTCCGAGTGATACTGATCCTGATGTACCCCCAAACTCACAATATCCTTTAGCATAACAACTGCCATCATGCTTAACACGAAATTCAGCATTTGCAGGTGTATTATCTCCTGCCCACATAGCATAAGTAGCATCACCTGTAGTAGTAGCCAGTCCAATACCTGTGGATGTCATCTTGCCCGTTTCAATAACCCATCCGTTCGTACCTCCTATATATCCTGATGTAGCTACTATCTTACCAGATAAAAAAGCATTACTTGAATATAATCCAAATCCTGGGTTTGCCCCGACAATATCATATCCTGCTATCCCGTCAAGATTACCTATAAGGAGTTTAAGTGTTGCATTATCAAATGATGAGAAGTCTGCCCAGCTATCTATACCTGCGTGCATACGTATAAACGGACTATCAGCATCAGTGGCAGATAGATATATTATATTCTGAAGATCAGGATAAGTAACACCATCAGTATTGCCTATTGCTACTACTACATCACCGGCTTCAAAGGCACCGTTATCATCTACGGCAGGTGTCCATCCGGCAGCAGCCTTCATCGTAACATTAGCTCCAGTAACATCATCAACCTCACGTACTAATTGTTTTATTACTGTTGTCTTATCAATATCAAACTCCTGTAACAGAACTATTGCACCCTCAACAAATGGAACGGCTGAACTGCCGTCAGGATCTTCAAAAGTCATAACTTCTGCACCCTGTGTAGCATCTGAAATAGCTGATATCTTACCGCCTCCAGAACCCATGACAATACCGCCATCCTGATAACGGAGCTGGTTAATAATCATCTCATAGACATTAAGAGCTCCACGCACACGCATACTCTCAAATTCAGCTGCACCTGCTGCTGTAATCTGCCAGTTAGTACCATCCCATCCTGAAGTAAAATTAGGTTGATATAATTCACCTGAACTACTAATGGTAATTTTAGGAGTGGCATCTGTATAAAACTTCATTGTATCATCGTCATGGTCATACCTTACATAACCAGCAAATTCACTTTCAGGATCAGCAAACATAATACCTGCCACAGCATCATTTGGTGTCAGTAAAGAAAGAATATTTGTACCACTATCTTCAATAATTAAATTAGTTAAAGCGTTTTCTGATGCTCCACTGGCTCCGGCATATACGTGCAATTTTTTGGAAGGAGCATCTGTACCAATACCTACATTACATCCTGTTATTTCAAGATAGTTATTACTATCATCAAAAGTTAATAAAGGACCTGCTGCCTGTCCTATGCTTCCTCCATCATTGATAAGCATCTGTCCTGCAAACTGCATCCCGGTATTATCAATAAGTAATACTGCTGTTCCTCCAGTTGCAGTATTAGCACCATATCTAAATGAAGCTATGTCAGCAGACGATGTATTTACATATAAAGCATAATTTGCACTATCTCTATAAATAAAAGAATAGTCTGTAGTGGTCCCATTCGTCCTTAAAGCTCCTCCTGTGATAATTCCTGTTGCTGTGATTGCTGCTGCTCCTACCGTCCCTGTAAATGTAGGACTAATAGCTCTCGCTGCGGATCCTGTTCCTGTCGTTGCCAGATAAGTAAGATCACCGGCAGCATCTGAGATAAGTATCTTATTAACTCCTGCACCGGTAGTAACTTTAAGAGCTGGTGTGGTTACCTTAGTAGTAAACGTAGGGTTATCAACAGGTGCTTTAAGGTTAAGAGCTGCTGTCAGATCAGCCTGGTCAGCCATAGTGCCAGTGATAGTACCCCAATAAGTATCTCCTGTAACACCCTCTGAGATGACAACAGGCTGCGTATTAGTGGCATCCTCACCATCGATGCTTGTGAGCTTACTCTGGATAAATGTCATAGTAGCATCAGTATCGAGCCTCTCAAGTAAATGAAGGTTTATCCACTGGGTGCGAAATGACTTATCATAACTTAAAATAGTATAGTTCTTACTGTTTAGCTGTATGATATTATGAGGGAAGATATTATCGCCCGGGTCCTTAACAGATAAAATAATATGCTCAAGATAATCCTGTCGCATACTAAGATAATCTAATGCCCTCAGCCGTAATAGCCATGTATCATCATTATGACCATAGCGATCCCATTCTTCAGTGTTTAACCCTCCATATATGAGAGCTGCCATATCATTAGGGTTGAAGCTATCCCCAAAAAACATATCTATCGTCTCATCAACCACCTTACCTTTAGTCGATATGGCACGGTAATAGTCATCAAGAGTAATATCCGTAAAGGTAGCCTCTTCAAGAGCCACTATCTTAACCAGTGATACATCTCTTATATATGCCTCTTCTGAATAAGGAGCGGAGGCATGATCGCTCTCGACCATGATGATCTGTATGTTATAATCACCATCTTCATCTACCTTAAAGACATCGCTGTTAGGTGATTCAAACCACTGCCACGGATCAGTCATGCCATATTCCCAGTGTGACTGGGTACCGGAAGGCTTTACGACATTGACATAAAACTTAGGTATGTTAAGAAAATCAGTAAGGGTAAGATCAGCTCTATACTGAAATTTGAGTTTAATATAATCAGCTTCGGTGTCTTTAGTAAGAGCAATATCTGAAGATAGAGTAATAACACGATGACCTTCATTATCATCTGTTATATAACAATGGAGCTGCGTATTACCGTCTTCAGCCACCGGATCATCAGGAGTGAAGTCTGTTAAATCCCACGGACCGGCACCAGAGAAATCATCAAGATCGGCAACGAGATAATCACCCAGCGAGCCGTTAAGCAACCTGATACTCATCTCCTTGACCGGAGATAACATCGACAGCTCTGCTCCCCGTTTATATGTATAACTGTCTATATTAACAATATCGTCAGCTGGCAGACAGTTCTGGAATACCCTGTTCCATGTATATGTATAATCCTCTGAATCATTCTCCCTCCTGTGCTGTATGCGGTATTCGCCTGCAATCTGCATCATAGTACAGTTATAAGGCTCAAGGACCTTCTCAATGACTGTCAGGCAATCATCAACGACTGTCTTGCCTGATTGATATTTAATAAACCTCCTGCAATCATGCGATACATCCTGCAATGGGTTATCATTAGCACCTTCCCCGGTATGCTTGGTACCAAGCTTGATGACAAATGGAAATTCAAACTGGCTATCCTGGTTAAGATAATTGAGTGCCAGACGTATAATATATAAACCTGTCAGACGTTCAGTATATAAAGCCCCGGCAGTAGTGCGGAAATCATAATTAGCAAGGTCTTTAAGACCATCACTGGCTGAGAGATAAATATGTACGTTAGCATCAAATACACTCTTATAGATATTCTCAGGCTGTAAATAACCCTGCCATATAAGATCAGTAGTATCATCATTATAGAACTTAACTATATGTTCACGGTATTCGCTTTCAAGGAGTGCATCATAATCAGCTTCATTATTATGCTTAATAAGCACAAACTCAAAAAATATCTCTGAACCTATAACACATTTATATTCCCCTTTACTTTGTGATAACGTCCTGTAATGGAGCGGATCGGCACTCATCTTGTCAGGAGTAATGACCGGTCCCCCTGCTTCGGAGAGTATATCCACACGGTAAGTAGTAGGTACTACCTTTCCCTGCTGAAACTTCTTGCTATATTTTACTGCAAATGCCATTAATAATTATTGTCATTATGATATTTAGCCTCATTAAGAATAAAGAGAAGATCGCCACGGCTTACCCTTGCTGTCAGCGTTCCTCCTGTTGATCCTATTCCCATCTGTTGTAATTGTCTTGCTGTTCCTATATATTCCGGGTTAGTACGGCTTATCCCTGCTGCCTCTCCAACGAGAGCCATAGTAGGACCCGATACTGCCCCTCCTTCTGCAAAATTCGGAATGATAGAGTTAAATAATGCTGCTGCTGCTCCTCCTGCTATGCCTGCTGCTACGATATTAAAAGGAAACGGTACTTTTACTAATGCCCCTTTTACTGCTGTGGCAATACCCTGTGCTATCTCTGCTGCTATTATCCTCTTTGCTGTCTGAACGGCTATTTTTGCAAATTCCTTTAGTGAGTTGGCACCATCAGCCGATGACTGCATCAATATATCTGCAAAAGCTACGGCTGCCTCCTGTGTGCTGGTATATTGTGTTGAAATATCTTTCAGGCTCTCAGTAATGGAATTATTCCATGCCTCTAAGTCCTCAAGCATCTTAGGATCAGATATAAAATCAGGAGGAGTAAACTCAGATGATAAGCCTATAAGGTTCTGAAGCGGTATGAATGACTGTGCTATACCTGCAACCATATCATCCAACAGGCTATTATAAGCTGCCAGCTCATCGTTCATAGAACCAAAATTCTCTGATAGATGATCTACTACCGGTCCCTGTTCTATGAGTGTTGAATTAATACCTTCCTGGCTCCTTATCAGTCCGGCAGTCTGGTCAAGTGCTTCCCGTCCTACCTTTGTAAACCTACCCCATCTAAGAAGAAACTTATCCCAGTTACTGAGGCTTTCACTGCCCATCACCGTATTAAGATCATCAATCTGGTCTGTCAGCCTCAGGATAGCATCCTTCAGTGAATAGATAGTATCTTTATATGCTTTTGTCTCAAGTGATGTCTTGCCTACTACCTCTTTCAGATCACCCCATATATTCTTTAGCTGTGTTAGTGATCCTGTACCTACCTCTGCTGCTGCCTGTGCCTGTCCTCCTACCTGCTTGTTAAGAGCTGCAATAGCTGACTCAAGGCGCTCAGAGCTTCCCACGGCTCCTGTTATTTCAATGCCATAACGTGATAGCGCATTTGTACTTGATCCTACTGACTTAGCAACAAGATCGGCTGCCGTGACAAGATTACCTCCAAACTTAGCCTGTGCCAGATCCTGTACCAGAGGCAATAAACGCTTTATGCCTTTCTCATCCTGACCAAGCAGCTGTGCCAGACGGGAGGCTCCCTCTATCGTCTGCTCATCACCAAAGAGAGTAGTCTTCTGAAGCTCCTGAGCCTGTCTTATTATGTTTTTCTGTATGTCTTCCCTGCCTTTGAGTGCTACGAGCAATGACTCTTCTGCCTTTGCCTGTACGTCATAAGCTGCTACTGCTGTGGATATGAAATTTTTAATACCCTGGACGATCTTAGAAAAACCCCATGCACCAACAAGCATCTTACCGTAGCTTACCATCTTATCGGTAAAACTCTTGGCTGCCTGCTCTGATTGCTTTGTCTTATTCTTAAAATCAGAGTTGTCCGCTGTGATCTTCGCCTTTAGTTCCTTATCCATCGCTTGCCTCTTTTTAGTTTACCATATTTCTGCCATATATCATCAAGCTCCTCAGATGTTATCTCACACCGATCAATACCTATCGGCATATAAGCATCTATGCTGGTTGTGCTTTTCGTCCCTTTGCGCCATACCTCGTAAGCTATTATCCGAAACTTGCGCCATGTATCTTCCTCTTTTACCCGTTCTGCCTGTAGCATACGGTGTATCTGTGCAAAGGAAAGCCTTAATAGCTCTTCCTCTTTCAGTCCTGTTCGCCATCCGGCAATGAAGATTTCGTCCCATCCGATACTTTTTTTTTATCATTCTTACCCTCCGGCCCCCGTGTGGAAGCCATAGCAATGACTATCTTATCCCAGTCACCTTTAGGCATCTGGTTGATAAACTTCTTCATCCGTTCATAGCTCATCCGGGGCCTGTGATAATGATACATACAATATGACCTGTATGCACACCATACCCATGATGGTATATATTCCTGCTTATCAATCTTGTCGATATCTTCCAGTGCTACACCATGTTGTTCGCAGAGAAGGAATACCGATAAGGCATCAAAACGGAATCCCCGTTTGCGCCATCTGCCTACCTCTGCTATCATTACGATATCTCTCCGGTGCCTATAAAGCTGACTGCTACCTCAACATAACTGCCTGCGGTGCCTCCGGTAGGTGACAGGTTAGTGAGATAACCAAGACCTGACCATGACACACCTGTCTCCAGCTCTGCGGTAAGAGTAAGCTCTGATTGATTGAGATAAGCATCCATCAGGTCATCATAATCAGCACCTGAAGCAACTGCATTATCATACCACATAGAACCGCTAACATCCCATCCGTTAAGGGTAGGGAGGTTCTCCTTCCAGTTACCGCTATCAGCATCTGTTACCTCTTCGGTGTCAGTGTTGAAGTTAAAAGTCAGTTCTTTAGTAGCCATCAGCAGATCAGCTCCCAAATAAACCCGTACATTGTTACCTTTAATCTTTGCCATCGTTTTTAAATTTAAGTTACAAATTCATCTATCATCGTTCTTATTGTTAAGACCTTTATTATATATATCTTATTACCATCAAAATAGTTCTGGTAGTTAAGTGCCTGAAACCAGCATCCAAAATCAATAAAATCATCCATCAGTATGTGTGCTGCCCTGTCTTCTACAGTCACCCCTCTTGTTATAAGCAGTTCCATGACTGAGTTCATTATCGTATCGCTCTGTAACGAACCAAACTCTCCCGGATCACCTTTATATGAAGTAACCACCTGTATGTCTGTCACCACCTCCTGTGAGAAAACATCATCATCACGTACAAGAGTAGATGACATACCCATTATCTGTATATAAGGGGTAGCCTGCTCTGCCGGTGCATATTCCATGACAGGTACGGCACTGCCTCCATAAGTGATAGTGCTTAATACTTCATACAGCCCTTTGCGATATTGATAAAAACAGTCTTTCATTGGTTAAGTACTTTTTTTATTTTGTCATCACAATCCTGAAAAAACTTATTCTTTTCAGCATCCATAGCAGGATATAAAAATGGTTGCGCCTTTGTGTTCACCTGACGTATTCCTTTACCTTTGAACTGCATGGCATAATCAGTCAGTTCCGGAGGTACATTTACCTTATTACCTGTACCAAACTCCCTGTAAGGTGCATATTCAGCATTGGCAATAACCTCACCTGTCAAATCTTTTATCTCAGGATGGATGCTATTTCTTAATAATCCCTTATCCACAGGAGCAAGTCTTTTTGCAGCAAGGCTCACATTACGGGTATGCACACCAATAACACCCTTGAGTTCCCTCTCAAGATCCTCACGACATTTTTTTAATGCCTTGTCAAAATTGCCTTTAAACTCATACTTTATTTTCATCGCTGCATATTAGCTTAGTATAGTATTTGCCTATCTCAATACCCTGGATGACCATTGTCTTATTGCCATAGATACCCTCATAACCAATTATATACTTACGGTCCGGCTCACGTTCAAAATCGGTGCGTATCCATATCTCATATCCCTGTGTGCCTGTCAATGACTGAAACTGCATAGCCATTGATCCGGATAATGGCTTTACATTACCCCACATCCATGTTACCTCAGTAAGCACCCCGGGTGTCCTGCCTCCTGCACCATCACTGGCACTTGACCGCTCATAAAATATTATCTTGCTCTCTAATTTCATAATGCCATTGGTTGACGGGTGTTAGCCTGTATAAGTCTTCTTATCTCTCCCGGTAGTGGCACTGCCAGATCATCTATGTCAAACCAGAACTTGATAAGCATGATGATGAGCCTCTTAACATCTGCCGGGCAGTCCTCATTGCCTCCTGTGTAAGTATATGTATATACATAATTACCATAATCATCCTCTGCGTATTCATCCTCCAGGTCAGAGACAGGACCGAAAGGCAGCTCCCATTCTTCCAGCTCTATATCAGAGACTACCTCTATCTCACGTTCCGATACTGACATATCGAGTGCTTTCTCTATGTATGTACGTGCATCGGATATCATAGTCTCAAGGTCATCATCATGACCGGTGCCTGTTATCCTTAGTGCCTTTTTAACCTCTTCGAGTGTTACAGGCTCCTCAGTAATATCGGTTGTAAATGTTATTTTCATAGCTCTATATTTATTGCTTCTAAAACCTCTTCATTGACAGCTCTTACATGACCTTTCTGTAATAACCTCTGATAAGCAGGGTAAGGTATCTTCTTACGCTCACCTTGTTTATACAACCTGGCATAGCTCTTTAAAAACTCAACTTCTATCTTTTCCATCCTGCGGTGTACCTCAAGACCTGAGACAGTTTTATTTTTCAATAATCTGTCAATAATATCAATAGGTAACCCTATGTCAAAGATTGTCTTGTCAGTCTTAACAAAAGGAGGCTGCGGATGACTAAAATGTCTTACACGATTAAGGCTTACTGTATTAGCTCCGGTAGTAGCTACACAGGCATATTTAGCCTGATCTATGTATTTATCTTTAACATATCCGCTCATCCATTTATGTATACCTTTATTGATCTTAGGATCGGGCATTGACCTTACAATATCAGTACGAAGGGCTATATTAAAGCCTGTCTTCCACTGTTTATGTGTAATGCGATAATCATACAGGATGAGCTTGCGATCCTTGATATAGAAATGCCATGCAAAACGTGTATCATACCACGGCTTATCACCTATCAGGTCAACAGTACACTGCACCCTCCCCGGATGTGTATAGTCATCAGAATCATGCAGGATGAGTATATCACCACGCGCCTTAGATGCTATCTGCTTCCATTTGGTTGACAGGTTGACCCTGCGACCATTATTGATATATACTATCCTCTGGCATCCTGCATCTTTGAGCCTGTCTTTATAGCTGTTAAGATAATCCTCACCGATAGACAGGTCGCCCGGGCATTCATGAACAATATATTCCCACGGTGTTTCTGTCTCCTGGCGGCATAGGCTCTCAATAGACAGCCAGAAGATATCCCTGTTATTCCAGGTAGGGGTGCCAACGCTCACCAGCCCTGTTTTGATATCTTTATTTTCTATTATCTCTATCTTTTTAAGATTAGGATTCTTTACTTCAATAGCAGGCACACGACCATGATTATTGCTCTTGCCCTGTATCCCTGTAAGAATCTTATTTACCCATTTGACTTCAAGTTTCTTTGACAGGTAGTCAATAACATTAAAATCACTTGCCGGCATAGCTTTCCACGGGACGGGCAGATGCTTTGAATGAAATAGTATGCCTATACCCGATACCTGTCCTTTTTTGATGACCTTGCCAAAATGCTTATCATTAGGAGCCGTCCATGTATTAATCTGTACCTTCCATATTAAAAGCTGGTTCTCATTATCTATCTCATCGACTATCTCCTGCAAGGAAGTAGGACTCATAAACTTATCATCATCATCAAGATACATGACCCAGCCTGTCTTGACATATTTACCCAGGTCATTAAGATGCAGGTTCCACGGTAGGAACTTACCCTCTTTCTTTGTCAGCCTGATAGCATCGGGATAATACGGACATTCAACCTCTGATCCTACTATATGGTTGATCTTCATTGACCGGTCATTGAACTTGCCCTCTCCTTTTATGTATGTCTGTGAAAGAATACTATCCCTGCAAACTTTAAAGCTGTTAGGACGTTTAAAAGTGCGTGTCAGGATGTTAATAACCGGATCGGTATTACGCTCACTGATCCAATTATGATCTTCGTCATATAATTGCATATTGCCTACTTTTGTTATTCCCTTACGTTTAAGCCTTGCATTGGTAACACTATTTTTATGCTGTACCCAGCGAGCCATACCATCAGGCAGCTTAAATACCTTATCGGCATATTTCCACAACGCCCCGTGAGAGCCTTTATAGATAGGATATTTAGGATTCTTCTGGCATAGTGTGGCAAACATACTTATCCGTCTCTCATGATAAGGAGCCACCTGTTCCAGTGTTTTTGAAGGCCATAGCATCTTGACGGGTTGTGCAAATATCACAAATGAATCATACTTGTCTATGTTAGCCTTATATATCTTCTGTATCTCTGCTATATAACCTGGTGCTATCCAGTCATCAATATCAACACGGCTCTGTAAAGTATATTGTCCTTTATTAGCCTCTTCCCGGAACTGCTCTATGCCACCCGTGAAAGGGGTAAAATCCATACCTATACGTTTCTTGATATAATCAACATGATCTGCCTTACATAATATGCCAAACTCAAAATCCTTGCAGGTCTGCGATCTTAAAGCAGGTATAAATGTCTTTAGTGCAACATCAATATATTTATCCATCAATGTGATGGAATCAAACCAGAGCCGTGTAATTAAGATATGTTTCATAATCTCTTTCTTTGTCTTGTGGCACGGTATTGATGATACACCCTGCTCATATTTATATTAATAACTGTCATCTTACCATCTATATCTGCCATGTCTTCATTTGAATATTGTAAATTCTGTTAAGTCCCTATATCCTTCCCCGTCACCCTCATCCTGATCGGGATTATATCTATCTATATTCTGCATCAATGCCAGTCCCCTTGCCGCCTGTTCCGGTGTCATATACATATTCCATCCCAGCATCTGTATGTCATCACGTTTATAACTAACCTCATGCCGTCCCTCATACCTAGCACAACGGAGCCATTCAACAGCAGGGAAGTTATCAGTCAGTATCATACCACCTTTGCCTATCTTCAGATGTTTCTTAATATGAAAACTAAGGCACATGAAAGAACCGGGGATATACATATCAGCAGTAAACCTTTTAGCTGAATCATATATCGGATATGGTGATAGCTGGTAGAGTCCTGACCACTGGATATCTTTAAAATATACTGTACCGCCTGCGTGTATCACTGACATTGGCACTGAGAGATATGTCTTCTTAGGCAATGTCACATCTTTAACCTCAAGGTACCTGCAACATAAGAACAGGGCATTAGTACAGCTATCCACAGATACAGCATACGGCGATCCGGCATAAGAGGCAACCTCCTCCTCAAACATTTTCACTATCTTATACGGGTTGTCTTTCATATACCCCACAGTTAAATATGTAATCAATAATACTTACCTTCTGATCGAAAGGCGGATAAAGTTGCTTATACTCATCATAATCATAACTCATCCACTCAACTTCAATGCCTTTCATGAGATTCATATCTATATAGTCTTTTGCAGCAGGACCGGAGAGATATCTATTAGCTCCACGCTGCCTGCATATATTAACTATCTTCTCTGTCTTATCACCAGTGATATGAAGTTCTGATGAATCAATCAGAGGTGTTGTTATGTTTAATAATCCACATATACCCTTAATGAAATGCAGGTTTATCTCACTCAAGAAATTATATGTTGCAGTAGCATACATAACATTAAAGAAATTCTTATATCTTTTAAAATAACTGGCATTCCTATAAAACTGCTCAATAGTTATCCAGTGCTTTACATTCCATAGCTTATCAGATATCACCGTCTCATTTATCTTCTGGCTAAGATGATGATATACAGGTATGGTGAGCCATTGAGTGCCTCGTGGTGTCTTGATGATATTACGGTTGCGCCAGTCGTTCTTGGTATACTGGCAACAGTCGTATATAATAAACTCATCCACACGGTTTATCATGTCAAAATATCCTCTCCACGGGATATAATTGCTTTGCATTATGGCAATGGTTTTCCCCATAGCTTTTCAAACCTATTAATCTTCATCTCTTCTTTAAAATCCTTCAGATAAGAGATATAATCATATCTTGGAACATAACCTAGATTCAATCTTGTCTTAATGATGTCCATGATATACCCTGCTGTCGGATAATCATCCTTATCGTAATTATATGAATAGCTGCCTCCAAAGATTTCTACTATACCTTTAACCTGGTTCTCCAAAGAAGTACCTATTCCTGTACCTGCATTGTATATACCCGGTTTATCTGATTCAAGGCATAGCTTTATTACTCTTGTAACATCTTTCACATAAAGAATATCACGTTCTATTGTAGGATCACCCCATATCTCAATATTCTCTCCGTGACAGGCATTATCGATCATCAGACGGTAGTTCTGCCAGAATAACCTGCCATTGAGATAATAATAAGGGTTGGGATGATATATATATACATTAGGCAGACGGATGGTGAAATTTTTAAAATAACATTTCTCAGCATAATGTGAGGCTATATTCATAGCTGCCGTCTTGCATATTGAATAAACAGAATGATCGTTATTCAGAGGGAACCTGCTTTCTGCATCTGCCGGTATAGGTATCCTACCCCACAGGTAAAACACATCGGAGAAACTCTGAAAACCGATATACTTTTCTGAGCCGGCTACATAATTAAAGATGTTCAGGTTTAATAGTGTATCAACATATTGCTGCGGATCATAACCTTTCATGCGTGCAGGCATCATAGCTGCCAGGTTGATGACAGCATACTTATCACCCGGTAGCTTCAGATAATCATCATCACGGGTTATGTCGCAACGTATATATTCAACACCAAGCTCTTTGAAGAAGCCATTATCGTCCCTTCTCCCTACTGCGACTATCTCATAATCGTTAAGAAGTTCAAGAACGGTATAAGAACCTATTCCCCCTGTTGCTCCAAAGATGATGACCTTTTTCATTGCCAGAAATCAACTTTTTTCCATTCAGATCCCGTATTAAAATAACCATCGACAAGAGAGTTTTGTATGGTGCCTATCTTCTTACTCTCCCTTTCAATATGTTCCATGATAGCCTCAAAATTCTTATACCCCTTGCAAAAGGGAGCATTAAGATTGCTTATTGTATATCGTCCCATATATCCAAGCTCGATAGCCGAAGTTATGCCTGCGGTTATTGAAGGCTTAAAATTGATAAAGCACTTATCGTAATAATTAACCTTAGTATCTTCAATAGTGCCACCAAGAAAACCTATCATGATCTTATGCTTGGTATGCCTTTCAAGTTTCTTAACCATACCATATCCGAGTATCTTTTTACGTCCCTCACTACCGAGATAGCAGTATATGTTTTCTCCAAGCTCATTAGGCTTAAACATTGAGAAATCTTTAATAGGGAACATGGCTTTTTTAGTCTTGAAAGCTACGTTGATACATTTATTGTACTCATTGGGATCAACCCTGTATTCTTCAATATTCATAGGGCTTAACTTCAGTATCACATCTTTTGCTATTACCTTTTTAATAGCAGGCATAGCCCTTCCTGTATGACATAATACCTTAAATCCGTTATGACTATTGATAGCTTCAACATCCCTGTCATTATACATACCAAAGAATATAGCAGGCTCCTCCTTATCATGATAAGGTTCAACAGACCAGTAATCGCAGAATCCCTGCTGAAAAAATCTTATTGCACTACTAAAATATACCTGTTTAATTTCCACGTTTTCTTATCTCTTCCTGTGCCAGCCTGATGGCTGTCTTACGCTGATCGTTTTTAATAATATCCAATAATTCCTCATCCGTGAGGCTTGTAAAATCAATCTTACTCACTGCCGTAATAGAAAAATCTTTCTTCTCTTTAGTAGGATAAAATGGAGTAAATTTCTCCTCTTTAGTCTCATAGGTATGCTTTTCCTCTTTTGCGACTATATCCTTAACCTCAACAGCCTGACCCCTTGCTATCAACTTATCTGCAAAATGTGAGGATATGCGATGCGTTGATCCTACGTCATAACTCTGTACCGGCTTTAGAAATTTTATTCTCTTTTTCATGATATTAAAATAAGGGGAGGGAGTTACCCTCCCCGGTTAAATTAAGAAGTAGGTCCGGTTGAAAGGACACAGATACCAGCAGGAAGGATACATACATATCCTACACGCTTGTGTATCCTCAGAGCAATCATATCCTGCTCTGCAAGATTGACCAGTGTATCATTATCATCATATACACTTGCCTGGTCGAGCAGCTTGATACGCAATCCCTGCTTGTCGCCATAAGCCACACACTTGGAGAGATTACCAAATATGATAAACGGCTCATCAGCATCACAGGTAAGGTCAGGATCGATGTCGCTCATGTCAGTAATGCCATAGAGGTCAGCCAGTGAAGGCATGGCTTCAGTCAGTACAACAGGGAATCCCCATATACTGCCTGGTGAACCCTGCCCCGGTGTCTGAACAATATAATTACCACGTGCATCACCTTCAGCTACTGCATCAGCTCTGCGAGCAGAGATAGCAGCCCATACCTGACGGTTCATGTAAAACTTAGCTCCCGGCACTGCACCCGTAGGTATAGCCACTGTCATGGCAAGCAGTGATTCAGGACGCATATTAAGAGGTCCTACACCAGCAGCCAGTGCCAGTCCAACTGTACCAGCTGTATTGATGATACCCGTCCACGGTGCGCCTGTTCCTGCGAAGAATTGATTATCTTCTTCTGCGGCGATAGCCTCGCCAATAAGTTGTGCAGCGAACGAGGTAAGATCAATAACAGTATCTTCTATAATCTCTTCAGTGAAGATGACCATAGCAGCCAGTTTCTTCAAAGTCTGTTGTACCCGGCTGATATAAGGCTTTGTCTTTGGTTTTTTCTCACCTTCATCAACCCAGTCAACAACTACGTTAGTAAGCAACGTAGGTATATACCTGCTGTTACCGGCACCTGCGAAAGGCAGATAACGGAACTCCCTGCGTGCCACACCGCCATCAGTCACGAAGCGGTTTACTTCAGCAAGTAACAGGTCAGGGACAAGATAACCACCCTGTGTATAGTCTTCACCCAGGTCACCTGCCGATTGTCCGGTAGCAGGACCTAAGTGCATGACAGGCTCAAGTGTCTTGAGTTCTTTCTCGACACTCTCCATCCCTTTAACATCTTTTTTCACTAAGGCACGTACCCACTGAGCATTAAGCTCACGTTCTTTCTTTGCCTTCTCTTCTTTACTCATCCCAACAGGATTAAGAGAGAACTCATGCAGCTTGATGAAGATAGCGTTGATCTGCTCCTGCATCTTCTCGTAGTTAAACTCACTCTTCAGCTCTTTAAGGGATGCCTCAAGATCAGCCTTGACCTTGTCAATATCCTCTTTTTTGCTGATGTTCTCACGTGATTTGACGAGTGCCTCATCCAAAGTCTTTAAGAACTTGAGATGCTCTTCATCGAACCCGTGGTCTTCAGGAATGTTGATATGTTTAAATTCATATTCCTTGTCTCCAACTTTAATTTTCATGATTAATAAATTTTTAATTGTGATATTCTTTTTCTCATCTCCTGTTTAGTTTTTAAAGTGGGTTGGCTCCCGGCCCCTTTCGGGGTGGGTAGTTGCTCCGGCTCCTTAGCTTCAGGATCATATTTGCTTAATAATTGTTGTATCTGTTTCAGTTGTATCTCAAGCAGCTCAAAAGCCTCATCGGAATAATTGCCTGATGAGAAAGCCTTACTTAATTTATCCAGCTGCTTGATCCAGTATTGCTGTTCCTCGATAGATTTAATAACAGGAGTGTTCATATTAGCTCCCCATTTATCCAATGAGGTAACCTCCCATAGTATGCCCTCTGTTATCTCACGCACATCGGCACCATCTACCTTGATATTATTTGAACTGACAATATCGAATCCGTGCGAGTGTTCAGTTATCAGCCCGTCTTCATACATCAGTAGTGTATCCCTGCCAACGGTATGCCTTCCCAGCTTGGAAGTGAAAAAGCCTCCTTTCTCATCTTCTGCCAGCTCCTGTACTACACCTGCACCCTCCCAGTGATTGAACAGGTGCTTGATGCGTGGCTTGACACTATTAGGGCCTCGCTCACTAATACTCTTTGTATAGGCACCCGGACGGATGATATCACCATCACTGTCTATTGACTGTGAGTTGAAATAATAAGCCTGGATAATCCTGTCCTTCAGGTTTACATCTTTTATCTCCGAACATGGCGCACCGTATTTAAACATCTTTTTCATGACTAATAACTATCTGGTTCAACAATAACTTCATAAGCACATCGGCAGTTAATAATATTTCCCGGACTGCCCTTTGGATCCCCGGGATATTCAAGAGGCTCGCCTCCTATATTAAATTCCTCATTATAGGAAACAGTTTGTCCATCAGCTGCCATATGGTCATCACGGCTTCTCTGATCGAAAGTGCTTATCCACACCTTCATCTTATTACCCGGCAGTTGTTCAGCTCCTACCTTAACACCCTCCGATGAGGCAGAGACAACCTCAGTGCGAGCTATACGCAGGGCCTTCCAGTGGTTTATCTCACCCTGCATACGGCTTATCTGACGTGCTATCTTATCCATACCCCATCCTTCAGTGATACCCTGGTCAACAGCTTTCTTTGCAATATTCTGTATGTCATCATAAGTGGTACGTATCACCCTGGTAATCTTATCACCTGTCCGTGTACGCACTGTCTCCAATATCTTTGACATCCACAGGTCTTCATCTATCGGATTGCCGGGAGTGATGACATCTTCATCATCTTTGCGTACCATATTACCACGGTACCCTTTCACTGTATCTCTTGCAAAAGCTATCCCCACTTTGATATAATATTTCTCATAAGCACTCTGAAATATTGAACTGTCAATCTGAAGGTCTTTTATCTTCCCGGTTATCTGCTCCGGTGTTGTCAGGTCTTTTATCTCTGCCATGACCTGCTTACGCACCTCTCCATACATACCTCCAAAGAGACGTTCCCCCATCCTTATATATGGCAATCGCTTTCTATTTATATCCTGCCATGTCATTGCCTTAATGTCTCAAGTTTATTATCTATCTTCTGAAAGCCCGAATCCACACCGTAGCCCATTGGTATCTTACCCATATCAGTCCACAGCACATCAGCCAGCGGATCATCGTAGTTATCATAGTTAGTGGCTGAGCGTTTTTCATTATCTGTTATCCAGGTCATGCCCTGAAGCGTCCTGCTTAGTTTCTCAAGGTCATCCTGAAGCTCGCTAATAGCCATGATATCATAATCAACAAAATATTGTTCACCAAAAGCCGTCTGAAACATGGTATTGAGCTTCTCACGCAGATGATCCATGTCCGGCATGACCGACATGGTGATGAGTGCCTTACGAGCCTCTTTCAGGTTATTGAGTGTTGAGGCATCGGATGAGAGTAAGGATGGATGGATATGAAAGACATTACATAAAACCTCTTTGTTATATTTGCGTGATTCCAGTGTTCCAAGATCAACAGGTGTCTCGCCTACCTTGATATAATTAAGAGGCGCACGGTTAAAAGCTATATTACCTTCCCCAGCCCTTGCTCTCTCAGTTGCTTTCTTGAGCTTTTTAAGCAACAGGTCACTCTGCTCTTTGCTGTATTCAATATCTGTACTCTCTATGCCTGTAAGGATGCCTTTGACACCCTCATTAGAAAAGCTCGCTACCTCATTATCCACACCTGTATTATCCGAGTTGATGATCTGTGATGCTGCCACCAGAGGAGATAATCCATATAGCTGTCTCCCGTCAATCTCAAACTTGGGATTAAAATATTTCCAGTGTAATACCTTTTCGGGAGGTATAATACCAGAAAAGAAATTATCTAACCGGTATCCCTTGATAGGCTGTATAGGTAACCCTCCCACTATCTTAACCTTATCGGCAGGAAGGGTAAAGAGTTGTAATATCTGATTACCTACCGTCTCATTAACCTGGTATAGATAAGCATCACCTGTCGTATCCCTGTATATGAACATAGCCTCCACTATATCCTGAAATGTCTGATCGGGATTAGACTGCTTTAATAGTTTTGTTATTGGAGTGTTATCAACCTCTTCCAGTGATTGCTCTTTTAGTATTATTGCTTTATGCAAGCTCCGTGTATCCGCCTTAGTTGTCATGCCACGATAGGCTCGTAGCTTCTGTGTATTCTTAATCTTATATACCAGCCAGGGTATGCCTTTTGCTGCACCGGCACGTAGTGTGAGTATAGAATAGACAATAGCATTGCGCATGAATGCTTTATCTATATAATCGGTCTTATTAATCAGTGGGTTGATGTTCTGGTTCCTGTTGATATAGCGGTACATCATCTGAGCGATCACCTGCCAGTCATCATTTGTCAGTTGATAGTCCTGTTTCTCCTTCCTGCGAAATATGTTCATAATACCCAGTTTTCTAATTTATGCTTAGTCAAAAACCAAAAGCCGTACCTGGCAGCATCAATACTGTGATTATAATCATCGATATATATCTTACTGCCTTTATCAATATAGATGTAGTTCTGAAGCTCTTTCTTGAGATTCTTTGATCGCTCAGTTATTATTATGTCGTAATCCAACATAGCTGTTATCCCTGCTGTTATGCTGCCAGGACCTTTCTCTGCCGGACGTATATTTATCTTATGCTCTTTACGTAACTCTTGTATAAGCCTGTCTTCTGCACTATCGCCTATTATAAGGTTATCACCTGTATGGTACCTGTTAAGCTCTGCTATCTTAGCGGTAGATAACCCGGAAAGGGCAAACAACTCATCCAGGTATAGCTTATGTTTATCTTTATCAACACCTATATGTACCAGGGTGGTAGGATCAACAGAGAAACCATAGTCCTGACCATAACACTGTAATGGTGCTGACTCATCAAACTCACCAATGGACCAGTTATCAAAAACCACCCCTTCAGCTGCGTTCATCCATTCACCAAGGAAACGGTTCTTATAGGCATCAACATTTCTCTGTTTTGTCTCTGTGGCTTTTTCAACAAATGACTGGTTGAGGTTAGATATATTCTGGAGGTAGGTAGTATGTATATAACAGGTGTTGTCTCTCTTCTCTTCAAACCACCGCTGGTATATCCAGTGGCTTGTATGAGTAGGGTTAAGCACTATGATAACACGGTTCTGTATCCCTACCTCTCTTACTGATTCATCTATCTTATCAAAGGTGCCTTCATCAATAAGCTCCTCCGCTTCATCCAAGACCCATGTAGTAACTCCCTGTATTGACTTCAGTGCTGCTGTCTGGTTGCCTGCACTTGTCTTGATGCCACGAAATAGAATCTTTGAACCGGTGTATTTATGTATTATCTCAGTCTTTGTTATCTCAAACTCACCAAGCAAACCCATCTTTTCCAGCTTGTCGATGAACTCCGGTATAATTGATATATGAGCTGATTGTAATGTAAAGCGTGTATATAGTATTACCTGCTGTTCACGTATTGCCAGATCACAAAGAAACGTAGCCAGTGCAAATGACTTACCAGAGCCACGACCTCCTGTCATAAGAAAGTACCTGCGCTGTTTCTCCTTCCACAGTGCTTCATAAGACTTATGTAAACTTATCTCAACCTCAGTCGCTATCATCTGTGAATCTTATTACCGGTATTATCTGCTTGCCATCGGAAGTGAGATCATGTGCATCCCTCCATCCCATATTCTTCAATACAAATATTGGCCCTGCTACATTATTACCCTGCGTTAATTCCTCGTAGTAACTCTCCATCCATAGCCTTGCTCTTTTTATAATGTAAGAAAACCCATCTCTTTTTCCATAATCATAAAATGACTGCCTATCCTCAAATCCAAGATAATAAGCAAGTCCGGAAATAGTTTTTTTCCCATCCTGCTGGAAATACTCATCTATCTTGATCTGGAGCTTTTCAGGATCATCAAATAGCGGAGGTCGTCCGCCTTCATTCTTCTTTTCTTTAGGTTCTGCCATCAGTTAGCCATTGTCCTGACATCAATAAACATGAAATACAAAGAGCCATGTCTGTATAAGATTGGCTCCCTGTTTAATATACGTCTGTGATCCGGTCTGATAAATAGCACATCAAAGTTGAACACCCATCTCTTGCTTGGATCTTGATCGTAATATACTTTCTTAATCTCAATCATTTATTAAGACTGAATAAAAATAACATTCTTCACCTATACAAATACCCAAAACAGACCAAATAAGGTTTTTAATTTGATTAAACTTTTCGGGATTATTAGATTTCATTGTTAATGTAGCAAAATAGTCCAGGTCATTAAAACATTTTGATTTTATATCCTCTTTTGAAATATCAACTTTTGATATTAATAATTTTCTTAGCCCTTTATACTCATCAATATAAGCAAGGATTAGTTTTGATGTACTCATAATAACTTGTCTATGGACCTTAAAGCATAACCTTCATAACCCATAAAATTCGGTTTTGGATAACCCGGGCCTCTATATTCAGATTTTACCAAATAATAGGAATGGCCATATTTCTGTATTATCTTTATCCCTCTATCATTCACGCTTTGACGTACTTTAATATTATCTTTTCTAAGTTTTTTTTGATAAATCTTTAAAGCTCGTTCTTTTACCTTTAGACTTTCACCTGATATTACCTCCATATTTTTATGATTAAAATTCAAATATATTATTAATTTGAATTATTAACAAACAATTATGGAATCACAACTTAAAAACTTTTACAAAAAGCCCTCCATTGCTGAAGGGCCATTCTGCAAAGATAATCTATTTCATATATCCATTAAAATAAATATTATCTACAAGATGCTCTGTTCTTAGGAGTGTTCTGTAATCATTAAGCTCATTCTTAGGCATAACCCTATTAATAGGAAGCTTAATATAAGATTCACCTTTGAGTAATATAGCATATTCAATAAACATAGCATTACCAGCCATAGTCTTTAATTCAGGATATTGGTTTTCTGGATTCATCTTATAGTTTTTAATTGTTCTCTCATCCACTTTGCACCTTCAATAAATCCTTCTCTTTTTTAGAATATACCTCATTAATCAGTTTATTCCTATATCGTATAAGTTTAGAAATAGCTTTTGAGATTTTTCCCTTTTTGAATTTACATTGTGCTATCGTCTTATCCAGTTCACTTAATTCTCTATTAAAATTATCCTCTCTTTCATGCAATTCCCTAATTGAGGCTTTTTTAAGTTCTATGATTTCTTTATGTGTTTTTGTTTTCTTTTTCATCTTTGTCTATTTTAGTTTATAAACTTTAAAATAATAATGACCTCCACGCAATGACTTAGTCCAGTATAGAGTAAAGAACATCTGGTTCTCCCTTAACGCCTGTATTATTTCTTCATTGCCAGACCAGCCCCATGTATGAAATTCAACATACCATATTCTTTTACCTCTTTTGCGGATAGGCTCACACCATCCAATAGATTCGATAAACTCCACTAATCCAAAAGGATCATGAATAGCATCCCATTCTCTGATTTGTTTTAAATCACTTTCGTCTGGATATTCTTTCATCTTTGTAGGTATTAATTATTTCAAGTATATCTTCGTACATCTTATTTAGTTTTACGATAATCTAATCCGCCATTTAATACATGATCTAATAATGCAGGTTTTTTTCTCATTTTAATTGTTTGTTCCAATGAAGGTCTGAACCATTCAAAAGTGGGTTTTTTATCAGTAGCAATATCTTTATAAAAACTACTATATGCTATATTACCGCATATCTCACATGTAAACATAGATGGTGTCACTCCTGCATCAATGTCTTTAGTCTTTGTTATATGTCTGCAAGTTTGACATACATAGCAATTAACCCTATTTGTTAAATCTATTTTATAATAATCATCTGTTTTAACTTTTTCCAGAAGTTTATTATATCTTCTTTTTATTTCGTTTATTGAGTACATCTTATTTAGTTTTATTTAATTCTTTATAATGTTTTTTGATATTCTTATCAGCTTCAATTCTTTGCTCCCGAACTTTATTATTGAAATCATCAGATATATTATCAGGTAAAAATTCATTCTGTTCATTAAATATGTATAATTCTTCTTGGCAGTTAGAACAAATACCACCACTTAATTTAGTTCCACAATTTTCACAGTATCCCATCTTATTTAGTTTTTAATTGTTATTCTGATTTATTATTCGATTCTTCTTTAATACCTGAATGTAGAAATTGTATTATTTGACTATCTCTATAACAAGTTAGTAATCCTACTATTTCAACATTGGATAATCCTTCTGCTTTAAAAGAAACAAGGTCTTTACCATTTTCTTCAATGTATTCTATAATTATAAATTTTCTTTTCATCTTTGTAGGTATTAATTATTTCCTGTTTTAGCTCTTATTGTGTAATATTACGTTTATAAGTAGTTATGCCCCATTTTAGGACACGATAAGCCAGAACTTTTCAGTTCCATATCTTTTATCAAGCTTACACCAATCATTATTTTCATCTGGTTCTGTACCTTTTGCACCAAACCAAAGCTCACCATTAATTAATTTAACTGATTGTTCTGGATTCCTATCAGCTGGATTCCATATTACACAACCATCTGTTATTTCCCTGCCTTTAACATCAAAAAAACGGGGCATAACAACGGCTATATTTAATGCCTTGTTATCTGGTGAATTTGAAGTTTCTTTTTTCATTGTAAATTTATTTTAAGTTTAAAAATTAGTGTTTCATTGGTCGGCACTAAACATAGCCAAACCGTTATTTGTAAAACTTCCTTAGAAATGTTGTTATCAGCACACTGGTCTTCTCCCTGTTCTTGTATCTCATATCTGCAAGCCTCTTTAGCGATAAGCATAATCTTTTGTAATTAGCCTTATTGACATCACAATTTGTGATCTCATCTTGTAACCTAGCATATTGCTTGTCATAAGCCTTTTTATTGAGTCTGTAAACAATCTTAGTAAGATTATAACAGTAAGCTAATAGTCCTACTGCTATTGAAGATATGATGAGGATTAGTGCTTTCATAACATTCTAACATTACCAAACGGTTGTGTTACTATACGTTCCCCGTCACCAAAAGGCTTCTTGTAATCATTAGTGAAAGGAGGGTCCTCAATAAGCTCCTGCACTTCTTTCATAACAGGTTCATCCAAAAAATAATCATTCTGCTGGTAGACCTCGTATTCCTGCGATAGCTTTTCCTTTAATATCCAACTGATCTCCTGTATCTCTGATCTGAATACCTTATCAGTATCAATGATATTATTCACATTCTTAATGGCATGAAAGGGACCGGTATGGTTTGCCATTGAGAACATAAGGGCCATGCTATCAAGAGACATGCTTGTAAACTTGCCAATGAAATATAAACATATCTGCCTTGGTTTTACTATTATATGCCTCCTGCATTTTGATCTCAGTAGCTTGTAGTTTGTATCGTAATATTCACAAACTACTTTGATGATCATGTCGGGTGTTAGTTCCGTATTCATTTCTTTTTCCATAATGTTCGTTTATCACCTGGGGTAACAGGCTCGTATTTTTCCCAAATATCCGTTTCACCTGAATTGAAACGATAAACAAGTTCTTTATAAGTTATCTCATCAGAAGCCTTTACTATCTTATTATCCCTGCTTGCCCATGTAACTAACCTACGCTTTATCTCAAATACCTTCTCAAGCTCAAAACGCATCTTAGTACCACTCTTGTTTTTCTCACACCAGTAATTGCAAAACTTATCAAGCATCTCTTTAGGATAATTATGAAGAAAAACTTCATCTCTGAATTTCTTCTCTCTCTTCTCTAATAACTCTTCTCTCTTATCTTTATTTTCATTTTCATTTTCATTTTCATTTTCATTTTCTAAAGGTATTACCGTGGTATTACCATGGTATTTATTTTTATCCCATCTTTTTTTAATATTTTCTCTCTGATGTTCACAAAATTTACTACGCTTTTCGCTTTCTAATAACATCCTCTTGTTCCAAAAATACCCATCTTCCTGATAAAATTTATTCCATATATCCTCATCCTTTCCCCCGCATATTTTTAACATATCCTTTTCTGTAAGTTTTCCATTCTGGTGTTGAAGACAAAGCAATATTATATATTTTCCCCTCTGCTCATCACTCATCAGGATAGTACCTGTTATAAAATCTTGTGTGTAAAATAATACTGCTGGATCTTTCACTTTAGAATTTTTTATCTATAATAAATGAATTTGGTACATCTGTAAAATATATATATTTAAAAGATGCTTTTGCCTTACCGTCCTTATTTTCGTTTAAATTCCATCTAAGTTTATTTTTATTAGTATAAATCACAAACTTTGTCCAATCTGTTAAAATATATTTTACAAATTCATCTTGATTTTTATTCAAATATCCACAAAAATAAAATTGCGAAGCAAGCTTAAACCAATCTCCCCTTTCTTCAGTCTTAAAATTTTGCATATATTCAATAGTGAGTGAAGCATATTTTGCATATTTAAAACTTAAGAATTTTTCCTGTCCATTTAATATCATTCCATTTGGCATCGTGATTGTTATATCAATACAAAATTTCTGATCTAAAATTAAATTATCATCTCTCTCATATCTCTTAATATCAATTAACCCCCAATTTTTTATATAAATAAGATCAGCTATTGGCCTCCCTTTTAATTCTTGCTTTCGTCTGCTATCATTTTCAAAATTATTCATAAACACATCCCCTATCAATACATATTTTAATTGCTTCACCATCAATATCAAATCCAATAGATTTACGCCCTAATTTTGCTGCTGTCAAAATTATTGTACCACTACCCGCAAAGGGGTCAACTATAAAATCACCTTCATTAGATGAGTTTTTAATCAATCTCTCAATTAATTCGATTGGTTTTTGCCATTTGTGATATCTATTTCCAATTCTACCATCTGGAGCATTCATAGTTTGACATGCATATTGTTCTTTTCCATCTGCAGGTTTGTTTATATTTGATGCATCCTTGCCTCTAAAATATAAACATATTTGATAATTGGAAGTATATTTGGTATTAGGTTGTCGTTGTCCTGTATTATTATAATTCCATATAAGAATTTGTTCTAAAATCATTTCTCCTTTATTTAAGTTAATATAGGCCAATACTTCTTCAGGTTCATTCCCAATAAAAACATAAGCCTGTCCAGTTGATTTTACTTTTTTAAGATATTTTGATATGTGTTCTGTGAAATCTCCATCCGTAAAATATGGAGGATCAGTAATCAATAAATCTATGGATTCTATTTCATTTATAATATTAAGACAATCAATTTGTTTTATGATTGCTTCTTCTTTTAAATATTCCTTAGTATTTTTAATATCCTTCTCTTTGCGTTCTTCTTTATTAATTTCTTTAGCAATGGATTTTGAACTTAAAGTAATATTTTTATCATTCTTAATTTTGTTTTTAATATTCTCAAATATCTTTGGTTTTTCTTTTTTGAACTTATTTATTTTTTTTGCCCTTGCAGATTCCTTCTTTGTTACTGGCATAGTTTTTAGAGGTTCCGTTTTGTTACCTCTACGATCTGATCTAATTCCATGTGGATAAAACTCATTGAGCCATTCGGCTTTTTTACATTCAACCTCAATATCAAATTCTCCTATCTCATCAATTTTATTTTTATTTGCTCCTTGTCGTTTTAATATAAATTGATATGCCTGAGCAGAATCACCAATAAGTTTTATTTGTTCAATAGTTTCTGCAAGAGCAAGTTCTTTTCTAAAGCTATCTATTTTTGCTAATTCACCCATATTATAAAATTAAGCCCCCCAGCAAACCAAGTAGGATGTTGCGAGCAAACCTTTCCTGGATTTACAGTCTGGGAGGCGATTATTAATTAAATTTAAACTTCTATTCATTGTACTCGCTTTTGTGAATACACAAATATATCACTTTGTTTATTTATATTCAAATAAAGTTATTAACAGTTAAAATAGCTTCTGTTGCATCTTATGAACCTCAAATCTCTTTTTGGCAGCCTCAAAATAATCCTTATCAATCTCACATCCCACAAACTCAGCTATACCAAAGTCATGAGCTGCAATGGCTGATGAGCCAGAGCCTAAATGAGTGTCTATGATTTTAAACTCAGGTTTAGTGTAGTTCTTGAGAAGCCATTTATAAAGCTTAATGGGTTTTTGTGTAGGATGTATTTTATCATTTGTAATATTATAAAATTTAAAACTTCTGTTTGCTTTATTAAATGATGTCCATGCCAATTCTCCATCTGAAAAACTCATCCCATCTGGAGTATGTTTCTCCCACCATATAACATGCCTAGATATGCCAAGTGGAAAATAATTTCCTCCCCATATTATTTGATCCTTAGATATTCGCCTTAATTCATTAAAATATGTCTTGCCTGGGATCACGGAATCCCATTTTTTTTCAATATGTCTTTTCCGTTGTCCTTTTTTAAGTCCCATGTTTAAATTAATATTTATCCCATATGGTGGATCAACAATAGCCAGATCGAAGTATTTATCAGGTACATCCTTCATATATTCCATGCAATCTATATTGAGAAGCGTAATCATTTCCCCTCCTCTGCTTTAAAAGGTATCCCGGTAGTATCACGTATGATGATGTCGTTGAGGTCTTTCACCACTCCTGCAAGCTTGGTGTTGATGGTCGATAGCTTCTCGTCCTGCTGGAGTGTGTCGTTGCATCCCTCCAAGAGTACCATCGCTTTGCTATAAAGCTCTTTTATGTCTTTTATTTTCTCTTTCATGCTATAAACTTTTTTCTGTTTCCTGCTAAAAAACAATGATGTATGTATTGAAACTCTGCCTTACTAATATACTGTTTGGAGGCATGGGCCATCGAATGATGTTTTACACAAAGGCACATAAGATTCTCAATAACATCTTTGTCTTTACCCCTGCCGTAGATGTGATGTATCTGGAGGTTCTGTATATAGTCCTGCTTGGTACAGGCTTCACACTGCCATATATCCTGCTCTCCGATATCAAAATACTTCATATATATCTTGCAGTGCTTAGTCATCGTGCCATAAATTTTGCGATCCAATGGATATGTATTCTTGGAATAGGATAAGCACTCCATCTTGAATACTTCCAAATTCTTACATACCATTTGATGTACTTTATAATCTTCATCTGTAGCATACTAGGCTTCCGTATTCATCGTAGGTATGCAAATCATGTCCGCATTTAGGACAGCGTATATCCTCCTCCGGCTCGTTATGTTGCTCGGGAGGCTGGGCAGGGAGGATGAAGATTGTATTATGATAACAAAGTGGTAGTTTCATTTTTGCAGGAGTTTTAAGATATCACCAGTGAGAGTGTTTATCTCGTTCTGCTTGCTATTCTCATCCCATAATGTTCTAAGGGACCTGGATAATGTTTCTATCCTTTCATTAGCACCATTAACCTTGTTTTCAAGGTCATCAATGCGATCCTGTAATTCTTGTATCTGTTTTTCCATTACATGAAGTTTTATGGTAGTTTCTTTTTCCAGTGATTAATCATAATCTCATATTTGGCATTGTAGTAGTCATTAAAGACTTCGTACCCTTCCTTATTGATTTCCCAGTTGCGATATAGTACTCCCCTAAGTCTTTGTGCAGGAGATTTACCCATATCATTAAAATCAATCTTTATCTTATCCATTTCCTCAAGTTCATGAGATGCGAAAGGATCAGGAGCAAATGCCAGGACTCCTACCTTTGTAGAACCATAATGAATATTAGCAACTTGCTCTGGACTTAACTCTCCTGTTTCAAAGGTTATCTTAAACCCTTTATCTTTCATCTTGCCGTAGGTAACAAGTTCGGCTGGTATCTGGAATGTTTTCATTAGTAAGGCAATTCATCATCAGGTACATCTCCACTATTGACATATCCCGGCAGTTCATCCGGATCAGACATAGACTTAACAGCTCTCTTTTCGCCTTTCTTCCATTCACCATGTAAAGCGTTGCCGTTTATCTCTGTCATATAAACTGTGATGCCGTCTTTGTTTTCGTAGGTCCGGTAGCTTATCTCACCTTCGATAATAACAGAACTGCCCTTAGTAATATATTTTTCACAAAGATCTGCCAATTTATTCCACACCAAAATATTGTGCCATTGCGTCTCGGTTACTTTTTCACCGGATGAGTTCTTATATACTTTATTGGTAGCAAGGCTGAACTTAGCAACCTTATTACCTGATTCGAGGGTTCTGACATCGGGATCTTTCCCGACATTGCCATGTAAAAAACATCTATTCATAATAATCGTATTTGTTATATATTTCTAATTTCTCTTTCACCTGTTCAATAAGAATATCGAGCCTACGTTCAAACTCTTTGAATAGCTCGATATCAGGATATACCCGAATGATAAAAGGCTTCATCCCTTCCACGTAACTCATGAAATCACAGTATTCTAATCCTGTAACAAATAGCTGTCCCTGTACCTGGTAGCGATATTCTGCCGGTAACTTGTTAGCTTCTATATATCCTAAATGGGTTTTCATCAGGGGACATTTGATCTCAAGGATGCCGTAATAAGGCTGATCGGTAGGCAATAGTCCATCGGGAGAAATACCAATCCAATCATGATATTTATTGTCCTCATCGGGAGTGATAAAGCCTATCGTATCTACATCTATATCGAAAATAGTCTTGTATTCTTCCCTTGCGATAGGCTCTGTCTGGATGCCATGTTCCATAATAGCATTAGAGTAGGATTCCTCTGCTCTCCCTGTGATGATCTCACAGGCTATGTTAGTAACAAGGTCTTTGTAAGTGGCAGTAGATTCCCCGGCTACGAGTAACTTAAATCGTGTTCCTGTTACCCTTCCGCACCTAATCTCATGCCATGCCTCAGACTGTTGTTCAATGTTATGCAGTATCATGACGAAAGGTTTTTATCGGCTTCAAACATCCAGTCAACCATACACTGAGCTTCGGCATACATCTGCTCAAGGTCAATCTTACCGGCTACAACAAGGTCCTTAGAGTATGCCATAGCGAATCCTGAGTATTTGGATTGTTCCCTGTTTAATGCTTTGCCGTAGTTGGATTGTTTATTTGCCCTTATTGGCTTTACAACAAGATAACTGCCATTTTGTGATGTTCGTTTTTCTTCAGTAAATTCAGCCTCCTGTCCGGGTACAAAATAGTTCTGGCCTTTATTCTTAGTGTAATAATAGGCCGTCTTATTGTTATAGGTTACTTTAAAAGAGTATACTCCGGAATCTAACTCCTTATTGAATTTAACGTCTTTAATTAGTTCTTTCATAGTAGTCTTATTTATATTCAATAAACTTTTTGTCTTTTAATGTATACCATGTATCAGCCTTTAGTTTCTTGCCATCTATTTTGGCTGATTTAACACAAATAACTATCCCTTCATTATCATATTCAGCAAGTACTATCCATGTTCCTTTAATGCCTTTTACTTTATTATTATATCCTATCCCTGCACATATTGAATTTTCCCCTGAGGCTGCTAACTTGCTGTAATCTCCTGAGGCTGCTAACTTGCTGGAATCTCCTGAGGCTGCTAACTTGCTGGAATATCCTGAGGCTGCTAACTTGCTGGAATATCCTGAGGCTGCTAACTTGCTGGAATCTCCTGAGGCTGCTAACTTGCTGGAATATCCTGAGGCTGCTAACTTGCTGGAATATCCTGAGGCTGCTAACTTGCTGTAATCTCCTGAGGCTGCTAACTGGCTGGAATATCCTGAGGCTGCTAACTGGCTGGAATCTCCTGAGGCTGCTAACTGGCTGGAATCTCCTGGGGCTGCTAACTGGCTGGAATCTCCTGAGGCTGCTAACTGGCTGGAATATCCTGAGGCTGCTAACTTGCTGTAATCTCCTGAGGCTGCTAACTTGCTGGAATATCCTGAGGCTGCTAACTGGCTGGAATCTCCTGAGGCTGCTAACTTGCTGTAATCTCCTGAGGCTGCTAACTGGCTG